AAACTCAAGTCATGTATCAGGCTTAGCGGCAGACATACGCGCAAAAGACGCACAAGAGCGCTTTAAAGTCATTCAAGCACTCATTCAATTAGGCTTTAATCGTATAGGGGTCAGCAAGCATTTTGTACACGTTGATTGCGATACGACAAAGCCCGCTGATGTTATGTGGACGTACTAAATGGGCATCTTAGCTAAAATATTCGGCTCTTCTGATGTAGTTAAAGAAGGTATCTCAATGATACGTGATGCAGGAGACGCGTTAGTCTACACCGATGAAGAAAAAGCAGGCGATAGACAAGCCGCTAAAATGGCTGAGATTAACGCTATTATCCAATGGATGGACACAACCAAAGGTCAGAACCTAGCACGTAGGCTGTTAGCGGTAATGATTACTGGTGTATGGCTCGCTATGTACGCTGTCAGCATGATAGTGAATGTTATTGCTATATGGGCTACTAATCCCGAGCAATGGCGTTTAACGGCTACTGTTATAGGTGGATTCGCTAATCAAATGAATGGGGCAATGATGTTAATACTCGCCTTCTACTTTGCAGCTCCCCACATGAGTAAGATTGTAGACGGTGCATTGAGTAAGTTCGGTAAAACACAAGATTTAAGCAAGTAAGCCATGAGCGTTAAAGGAAACAAAGAGCCAGCCGACCGGGTTAGTAATACGGTAAACGTCACAGCACTCATAGGACACGCTGCTAACTCAATAGTAACACTGGTAGCGGCATTCTTTTTATTCAGTGGCACACAGGGCGGTAACAACGCTTCAATGCTCGAATCAGCATTTAACCAAATCAATAAGCAAGAAGTCACAATGACTAACATGCGAGCTGAACTGATTAAAACTCAGATAAGAGTCATCGACCTAGAGTCAAAGCTAAGAGAAAACGTTAACCGCAAAGAACTATTACAAGGCTATATAAACTCTCTCCCTTTCCCAGCTTGGATAAAGAAAAGGCGAGAAGATGGTATGTTTGAAATGGTAATGATTAACGAAGCTTACACAGCAGAGTACAAGAAAACACCCACACAATACATTGGAAAGACCGATTACGAAGTACACCCACACGACCTAGCAGTACAGTACGAGATTAACGACCTTCAGGTTGCCACCTCAGGCGGCTACATAAGAACAATCGAGGACGTAAAGGTTAACGGTAAGCGCATCACAGTAGACATATTTAAATTTGCTATTGAGCTACCAGTTGGCGGTGTTGGTGTCGGTGGTGTGGCGATAAGAGATAGTAATTAGTGTCTATCATCAAAACAATCAAATAGCAGAATACTAAATAATGAGACTCACAATCAAACAAGAAAAGTTTTGCCAAGAGTATCTTAAGTGCGGTAATGCTAGTGAGGCTTATCGCAAGAGCTACAACGCAGGCAAGATGGCCACAGGCACTATTAACACTAATGCAAAGACACTTCTAAAAAACAATCCTGTAGCAATCCGCATAGAAGAATTAAGAAATAGAGTAGAAAAAAAAGCATTCGCAACGTTTGATCAAAAGCGCGACTTACTTTGGAATTTAGCCATTAAGTGCGCTCAAGATGACCTAGAAAACGATAAGCCCAAGCAAGCTGCAGCAGTAGTAGCAGCATTGGCAGAGCTCAATAAGATGGATGGCGACCTAGCAACCATTAAAACTGAAATATCAGGCTCGTTAAAAGTCACCCACGAAGAGATGCTTAACCAATTAAAGTGAATACATTTTGCATTAATATTCATTTAGTGAATAAAAATGGCAAAAATACCGAGTGTTATATCCTAAATAAGTGAATAAAACGTGAATAGTGAAGAGTTATCGATTCGTCAGAAGCTAAAAGACGATTTTCGACACTATGCACCGCGAGTTTTAAGCATACGCACGAAAAAAGGCGGGATAGAGCCGCTAAAACTGAATAAAGCACAAGAGTTTATTCACGCTTGCTTAGAAACCCAAGAGCGTCAGACCGGAAAAGTCAGAGCCATAGTATTAAAGGGAAGGCAGCAGGGCGCATCAACGCTAATAGGCGGCAGGTTTTATTGGAAAGTTACACACCGTAAAGGTCGCAGGGCTTTCATATTAACCCATGAAGCTGAGTCAACAAGCGCATTGTTTGAAATGACAGAGCGTTATCACGACCATTGCAACCCACTCGTTAAACCTAGCACCGGTAACAGCAACGCAAAAGAACTTATATTTGATGTACTGGACTCTGGTTACAAGCTAGGCACTGCGGGTAATAAGTCAGTAGGTCGCGGCACCACAATACAATACTTTCATGGCTCAGAGGTTGCTTTTTGGCCTAACGCTGCCGAGCATGCTAAAGGTATATTACAAGCCGTACCCGATGAGCCTGGCACCGAAGTAATATTAGAGTCAACCGCTAATGGCATTGGTAACTATTTCCACCAGCAATGGCAAAAAGCAGAAGCCGGTGAAGGTGAGTACCAAGCGATATTTGTTCCATGGTTTTGGCAGGAAGAGTATCGCAAAGGCATTTCCACACCTCTTAATCTAACTGATGAAGAAGAGTTACTAAAAACAACATACAAGTTAGATGATGAACAGCTTCAATTTAGACGCTTTAAAATTGCAGAGTTATCAGCAGATGGCATTAACGGCGATGTGGCGTTTAAGCAAGAATATCCAATGTGTGCTGCAGAAGCCTTTCAGGTATCAGGTGGAGACACATTAATACAGCCAATTGATGTAATGAGGGCGAGGCAAGAAAAGCAGCTAGCTAGCGGCCCATTAATTATTGGTGTTGACCCGGCAAGATTTGGAGATGATAGAACCGCCATTATTCGCAGGCGCAATCGCGTAGCTTACAAGGTTCAAACCTTCACCAAAAAAAGCACCATGGAAGTGGCTGGCATTGTTAACTCTATCATTAAAGCTGAAAAGCCCGAGCAGGTCGCAATAGATGTGATTGGTTTGGGTGCAGGTGTTTACGACAGACTAGAAGAGTTAGGGCATAAGGATATTTTAGTCTCAGTGAATGTAGCTAGCTCAGCACTTGATCCAGAAAGATACCTAAATAAACGCGCAGAAGTATGGTGGGAAATGCGAGATTGGTTGTCAGGCGACTTACCAGTATCAATTCCCGACTCTAACGAATTACATGCAGATTTATGCGCTCCATTTTACAAGTACAACTCACAGTCACGGCGTCAACTAGAAAGCAAAGATGACATTAAAAAGCGCGGATTACGCTCGCCGGATATTGCAGATGCTCTAGCCCTCACATTCGCTGAGCCAATCAAGATTAAAAAACCACGTAAACACTATGAAACGCATGTTGTTGTAGACAATGCGGCGGGATACTAATGCAAGATAATGAAATAGAACAACAAAGCGAAGAAGCTGAGATTGAGATGGCTGAACGATTGCAGGTGTTCGGTTCACGCTTGCGTCGGCTTGCCTCTGAACAGTCACAGAAACGTGCTGTTATTGAAGAGCGCTGGTTAGCTGATTTACGTCAATACCATGGCAAATACTCAGTAGAAGAAGAGAAGCGCATAAAAGACTCTGACGGGGCTAGTGTGTTCGTTAACATCACTCGCAACAAGTCAAACGGTGCCGAAGCTCGCATAGGCGATATGTTATTCCCCACCGATGATAGAAACTGGGGCATTCAACCCACACCAGTGCCAGAGCTAGAGGCAGCAAAGAAAATACCCGAAAACGTTGAGGCTGTTTCTCAAATCTTGCGCGAGGCAGAAGATAAAGCCGAAATGATGCAAGAGCAGATTGACGATCAATTAGTCGAAGCAAAATACCAAGCCAAATCAAGAGACATGATCCACGATGCTGTTGTACTTGGCACCGGTATACTTAAAGGACCGGTCATTGTCGGTAAATCCCGCAAGAAGTGGGAGTCTGACGAGATGGGCAACGCTGTATTGTCAATCGTTGAAGATTTATCTCCCTCAGTCGAGCATGTTGACCTATGGCGATTCTATCCAGACATGTCAGCAACAAAGCTAAGTGACTGCGAGTTTTTCTTTGAACAGCACAAATGGACCAAGAAAGAATTAAGAGAGTTTGCAAAGCTCCCCAACGTTATGCAGGAGCAAGTCAAAAAGGTTGCTAAGTCGGGCGCTGATAAAAATATTGCCAATAACAGACAGAGCGACATCAGAGCTATCACAGGATTAGATACTTATGCTAACGATGGTCGCCATGAGGTGTGGGAATATCACGGCCCCATAAGCAAGCAAGAGCTAATAGACGCCTTAAGCGGTGTTGAAGAGCAAATGATGGATATTGAAGAGATAGACGAGCTCAATGATGAAGTTGAAGCCGTTGTTTTCTTTTCAGACACTAACGTATTAAAAGTCGCTGTTAATCCTATGGATACAGCAGATAAGCCGTACTCAGGTTTATGTTGGGAAAAAGATGAAGCAAGCCCCTTTGGTTTCGGTGTGCCTTATCTCATGCGCTCAGCTCAAAAAGTAATGAACTCTTCATGGCGAATGATGCTTGATAACTCAGGGCAAGCCGTGACAGACCAAATTGTTATTAACGATGGCATATTAGAGCCCGTTGATGGCAAGTGGACGATGGGGCCTAAGAAGATATGGCGCGTAACTGACCCATCTAGGTCGGTACAAGAAGCATTCGGAGTATTTGAAACACGTAATCACCAGGCTGAATACAGCAATATTATTGCAATGGCTAGACAGTTTGCGGATGAAGAGACAAATATGCCGCTCATTGCACAAGGCGAGCAATCATCTAACGTCACTAAGACGAGCTCAGGCATGGCTATGTTAATGAACAGCGCAAACATAGTGCTAAGACGAGCCGTTAAAAACTGGGATGATGATGTTACTAGTCCACTGATAAACCGTTTCTACGATTGGAATATGCAATTTAATCAGCGCAACGAGATTAAAGGTGATTACTGCATTGCGGCTAGAGGCTCCTCAGCGTTATTAGTGAGAGAGAAGCAACAAGAAAACCTTATGATTTTCGCTAACCTGTCTGGATCTAATCCAGAACTAGCAATGCGAAGAGATTGGGAAGGACTCGACAAGGAAATGGCGAAAGCATTAGAGGTGCCTTACAACAACATCACGTTGTCTGACGAGGAAATTCAGCAACGCATGCAAGCCGCTCAACAGCAACAGCCTGAGCAAGATCCTAACATTGCCTTTAGGCAACAAGAATTACAGATCAAACAGCAAGAGCTTGAGATAAACAGTCAATTTAAACAGCAGCAAATGCAACAAGACTATGAGTTGCGTTTAGCTGATTTAGCACTGCGTGAAAATATCACCATGGCTCAAATGAAAGCCAAACTTGATACTGACATGATGAAGAATCAAACCGCTAGAGATAAAGCTGCAGCAGAGCTTGGCTATAAAGGCACCGAGATAAACCTAAAGGCTCAGAACCTAGCACAAGGCCATGACACATATGGTTGATGTTCATTCAGACACATGGAAGGTCATAGAAGAGATGTTAAAGCTAGAGCGTGAAAAGGCTATTAATAGTTTAATCGCTGATAATCATTCAGACAATCAGCGCGGAAAGCTTCAATTAATCGACAAAATATTAACCTTGAAAAGCCCGAATAAATTCATTCCGGTGAACCAAGATACTTACCGCTAAGCCGCTTAAATGCCGCTAAGGAAATAAAATGTCACAAGAAGTAGATAACGAAGCAATGGATGATGATTCTGAATACAACGCATTCTTTGATGAATTTGCCGAGGGTAAATCCGCAAACGCAGAAAAAGAAACAGTTGAAGAAGAGTCAGACGAAGAAGAGTCTCAGTACGATGAAGCAGATGAAGCCGATGAAGTTAAAGACGAAGAGTCTGATGATTCCTCTGATGAAAAATCTGAGCAACCTGGTAAGGATGAAACGCCTGAGCAAAAGTATCAGCGCGAAATCGACCAGTGGAAGCACAAGTACAATAGCGATATAGGCCGAGTCAATGCCTATCAGCGCAAGATTCAAGAGCAAGAGGAGCTACTTAAGCAACTTCAAACGCAAGGGCCAGTGGGTGATAATCCACAAGACTCAGGCATGTCAGATAAAGAGTGGGAAGATTTAAAAAACGACTACCCTGATATTGCTAAAGGCTTTGAAGGTCAGCTAAATCAAGTGCGCTCGCAAAGTGCCAAAGAGCTAGATGCGATACGCAAACAGATACAACCTCTCGAGCAAAAGCAACAAGAGCAATATCTAAGCTCACAACTCAATCACTTAGAAAATGAGCACCCTGATTGGCGAGATGTTGTACAAACGGCAGAATTTGGATCATGGCTAAACAATCAGCCCGAAGAAATTCAAGCGTTTATGCAAAGCCAAGATGCTCAAAGAAATATCTATTTACTCAATTCATTCAAGTCGGCAACACAGCCCAAAGCGGCTGCGGCTACGAATGGACTACAGCAGAAGCGTAAAAAGCAACTGCAACAAGCGCAGACGGTCGCTAACCGTTCAACCTCAAACAAGCGTGAAGCGTTATCAGAAGATGATTACGACGCCTCGTTTGAGTACTACGCTAAGAAGAAAGACAGCCGCAGATAATTGCCGCTAATCCCTTTCGGATAGCACCGACCCAAACACCAAAAACAAGACGAACAATACGCCATTAGCCGCTTACGCCGCTTAGCTTGGTGGATATTCCTCTGTGCGTTGGTTTAAAGGTTTCAACTTAACTTTTTATTAAACATATAGGATTAAATCTAATGGCTACTACAAATTATTCTGGCTTAAGCCAGCGCACCGTCGCATGGGCGGTTTCTGAAATGCTTGAACACGCTAAGCCTATTGAAGTTTTAGCACAGTACGGCATGCACAAACCTGTTCCGAAAAACACATCGCAGAAAATCAAGTTTCGCCGCGCTATTCCTTTAGCGGTTGCAAGCGACTTGGTTGAAGGTGTTCCACCTACTTCTAAAGCTATGCAATACGAAGATGTAGAAGCTGACCTAAAACAATTTGGTGATGTTATTCAAATCACTGATGTTGTTGCAGACCTTGCAGAAGATCCAGTGTTGTCAGATGCAACCGAAGTATTAGGTGAGCAAGCGGCAGAAACGAAAGAAGCAAAGCTTTGGGGTGTACTTCAAGCCGGTACTAACGTTGATTATGCAAACGGCACAAGCCGCACAGCGGTCAACACTAAGATCACTACTGACTTGCAGCGCAAAGCGGTTCGCCACTTGAAATCAGAGCGAGCGAAGAAAGTAACTGAAAAGGTTGCTTCTACTGTTGCTTATGGCACCGAGCAAATTTCACCGGCGTTCTTAGCCTTTTGTCACTCTGATGTTGAATCAGATATTCGTGACATGGTTGGCTTTGTACCTTGTGAGAAGTACGGCTCAATGAAAGCCCTACCTTATGAGATTGGTAAAGTTGAAGATGTACGTTACATCGCATCTGCAGCACTTAACCCAATTTTAGCAAGCGGTGCTACCACGTTAAACGGCATGAAGTCTGAGGATGAAACGAATGTCGATGTTTATCCTATCGTGTATATCGGTAAGAACGCTTACGGTCACATTGCTTTAGCAGGCCGTAACGCATTCTCGCCAATGGTTACGCAAACAGACCAAGCGTCTAAGTCCGATCCACTAGGGCAAAAAGGTACGGTTGGTTATAAGACCTACTTTGAAGCGTTGATCTTAAATGAAGCATGGATCAAGCGTATTGAAGTTGGTGTAACCGATCTTTAATTAATAGGCGGCCTTAGTGCCGCCTTTATTTTTTTAAGAGAGTAAATCAATGAATTTAAACGATATGACCCGAGAGCAGTTGTTAGAGCAAGCAGATGTGCTTGAGTTAGACATTGCTAAGAACACGACCACATCAAACCTGCTGAAAGCGATTAAAGCTGAGTTAGGTGAAGCTGATGTGCCTAAAGCCGTGAAGAAAACGGATGATGTGCAAATTAACTTTGCCAATGACCAAAAAAACAAGCAACCAGTATTTTTCGGCTTAAACGGCAAGTCCTATCGTTTCCCACGGGGTAAATGGGTGAGATGCCCACGCGCACTATTGCCCACCATTGAAAACGCTAAGCGTCGCATACAAGACGAAAGCGGTGAATGGATGGAAGTTGACGCATACCCTTACCAAGTAAAAGAGGCGTAAATGAACTTTATCGAGATATGTCAAGCAGTAGCTACCGAAGCGGGAATCACATCGACCGGCCCTGCATCGGTTACTGGTCAGTCTGGCATTCTCGCCAAAGTTGTTAAATGGGTGAAGCTTGCTAACAAAGAGATCCAACTTGAAAGTAACGGTTGGAACTTTATGTGGCAAATGGCTAGCCCACTTTTAATACCAGGTACTAAGTTGTATTACCCTGCTGATTTGCAGATTGCAGATTTACGCCATATCAAAAGCATTACATTACAGGGTAGCTCACCGTTAACCTGTGTGGCTTGGGATGATTGGCAGTCTGATGTAAGCAATACCGCAAACACAACTGCGCAGCAACCAAGCTTATTTACCACTAGACCAGATGGTCGAATTGAATTTTATCCAACACCTGCCATTGCGAGTACGTTGGATGTTGAGTATTTCATCAATCCGGTGGATTTGGTGAATGATACAGACACTTCAATTATTCCGATTGACTATCACAATACTATTATTGCTAAAGCGATCATGTATTACTCGATACATGAGGACGATACGATTCGTTATCAGCAAGCAAGAATGGAATATTTAGCGTGGCTGAACAAAATGAACGGCGACCTAAAGCCTAAAGTGGTATTTGGATGAACCGCAATATTCAAGCTATCCCTATATTATTTAAGGGCGGTTTAAATCTATCCTCTTCTGTATTGGAATTGCAAGCAGGCGAGGCTATACAGCTATTTAATTATGAAGTTAACTCACTAGGTCGTTATCAACGCTTAATGGGTTACGAGCGCTTTGATGGGCGCCCAGCACCTAGCGCAGTGAAAGCCGGTGATTTACCCGGTTGGCCCTTTGCAGATGATGAAAGCACAAGGGTTGCAGTCACATCAGAAAGAGAAGCTAGAAGGCTCGCTATTCAGCCTATTGATGGCAGTGGACCCATAAGAGGGATTGCCCAGTTTAAGGGCGTGACATACGCATTTAGAGACTCACAAGACGGTGACGAGTGCTTCATGTGGGAAGCTAGCGCCCAAGGGTGGCAGAAGGTCGCAACGCCCAGACTTAAGGCCGGTGGCAAGTATGAGTTTTCAGTCGCTAACTTTGGTGCATCAGACTCTAGCGTTAAATTATACGGTGTGGATAGTCAAAACCCACTCTTTGAATTTGACGGTAATCGGTTCTTGCAAATAACAGGTCCTATCCCAGAAAAATTCCCCACACATATTGAAATATTATCATCGCAAATTATGGTCAATGCCTATGAAGGCGGGACGTTTGTATATTCTGCGGTTGGCGAGCCTAGTGATTTTTTAAACGGTGGCGAGATTGGAACTGGCGATGATATTGTCGGTTTAGATCTACAAGCTAACAATGCGATGGCAGTATTATGCCGTAATCGCACTTATCTACTGTACGGCACTTCAAAAGCAGACTTCCAACTGCAAGACCTATCTAAAACAACCGGTGCTATAGAAGGCACAGTCCAAACCATGGGCGACTCTGTTTATTTAGATGATAGAGGCATGACAAGACTTAACCGGGTTCAGCAATTCGGTAACTTCGACACAGCGACTATAAGCCAGAAAGTCGAGCCTTTGCTTAATGAGTACATTCGTCGCACTACCGCATCTATGATCATAAGAGAAAAGAATCAGTATCGCGTTTGTTTTGATGATGGCACAGGTTTGATTTGTACCTTCTTTGGCTCTGAGGTATCAGGATTTAGCACGTTTGACTTTCAAAAGGTCGTTAGATGCGCTTATTCCGGTGAGGATGAAACAGGCAGAGAGGTTGTATTCTTTGGCTCTGACGATGGTTATGTATATCAGATGGAGCGAGGGTTTAGCTTTGATGGCGAGCCAATTAGACACGTCCTAAGACCTGCATTCACTGATTTGGGCTCTCCTGAGTATAAAAAAAGATGGCGTAAAATTGTTGCTGAAATAGGCACCAGTGCTACCGCTTCGATGTTTTGCACTCCTGAGTTTGATTATGCCGATCCATGGCTACCGTATCACCGACCCAATGACACTATTCCGGCGCATATCGCACAGCAAATTAATTATGCAATAACGGCACAAGGCGGTGGTGGTTTTTGGGACCAAGCACAGTTTGATATTACGCGATGGTCATCTGCCCTGGTATACACATCAGACGTTTACATTGATGGGCTATCACGAAATATATCCACAGTATTCACAGGCGATGCTATTGACGAGCCTCCGCACGTTATGAACTCAGTCATCATTCACTTTTCCCCTAGAGGACGCAGACGCTAATGGCGAATAAGTTTTTTACCTTTGACAATCCTGTGCTTGCAGGAGCAACCGTTAGGTCTGATAAATACAACACAGACTTCCAAGCGGTTGAGACTGCATTTGATAGGATAGGTCAAGTAGACACTAATGCCATTATATTACCGTCTACGTTTAACGGTAATAACGTTATCCCGCCTATGACGGTAGAGGATAAGCTAGTCTACATCGACAAAAATGGCGACCTCACTTTATACGACGCTAGAGAGCTACCCTTAGTATCTGAACGCGCTGCAGAGATAAAGACGTATTACGATGCCATTTTAAACCTTGATATGGGTGATTTAAGTGCTATTGAGCGTCGCGTAGCAGATAGTGAAGCATCGATACTACAATCTACAGCCGACATTGCTGATAATGAATTATCTATCACGACCTTGCAACAAACCGTTGCTAACTTACCTATCACGGACAATATTACTTCTGCACAATTAACTGCCGCTATAAGCTCTTACAATTCTACGTTGACAGGCGTTAATGGTGCCATAGCCACACAAATTGAAGATGTAAGGTCTGTGCTTACCTCTGATATTGTAGACGTTGAGGCAGGCGTAACAACTAACGCACAATCAATTGCAAGCGAGTCACAAGCAAGAGCAACACTATCAACAAACTTATCTGCATCTATTAGCGCAGAAAGTGCAGCGCGTGATGCCGCAATCATTATGCTGTCGTCAGCGTTAGCCGGTGAAACATCAAGCAGGGCTGCATTAGAAACCAGCTTAACCGCTTTGATAGATGACGAGACCAGCGCAAGAGAGGCGGCGGTAGTTACGCTTAATGAGGCTATAGCAGATGAGTCTACCGCAAGAGCTACTTTATCGACTACGTTAACAGCGGCAATTACAAGCGAAGAAACAGACAGAGAAGCGGCTATAACCACTGTCACACAAGCGGTTGTCACTGAGACCAACGCAAGGACCGCTCAATTTGATTTATTAGATGCGAGAATTACGGGCACAGGCGGCGACCCACAACCTGCTATCGATTCCTCAATTGCCACCTACAATGCCACGTTAGTTGGCACAAATGGCGTTATCTCTCAGATAGCCGAGGGGCTTGATGATGCGATAGCTACCACAATTGCCACGTTAGACGGTAGAGTGGATGATGCTTTTCAAGGAATTATTGACGAGGCTCAAGCGCGGTCTATTGCCTTAACCACGTTAGATAGCACCTTAAGAACAGCATTAGATCCAACATCTGAAATAAACGCCGCAATCACTTCATATAATACAACGCTAGTTGGTCCTAGCGGGGCTATTGCTTCTCAGGTTGATTCTTTGGAATCATCTTTGCGTAGTGATTTAGCGGATAGTGCAGACATAACAGCCGCAATTAATACATATAACACCACACTTGTATCTGCGTCAGGGCCCATTGCCACTAGAGTGCAAGCTTTAGAAACAGAGCTTAGGTCTGATTTAGTCGCGGATAGTGTTTACTTAAGCGGTATTCAAGGTTTAGCCAATAGTATTGCAAATGAAGCGAGCGCAAGAGCTGCATCATTGACCACATTAGAGTCAAGATTACGCACTGACCTATCCGATGCTAGTGACATTAGCTCGGCAATATCCACTTATAACGATACATTAGTTGGCCCTACTGGTGCCATTGCTACGCAAATCGATACAGTTGAAGCGTCTATACGCAATGACATGGTTGAGACAGCAGACGTAACCGCGGCGATAAGCGCATATAACACTTCGTTAGTTGCACCTAACAGCGCAATTTCACAGCGCATCACAAATGTAAGTGCAGAAGTAACTACAGAAAGAAACAGTAGAACAGCCGCTATCAATAGCGTAAATCAGTCAATTGTTAATGAAGGCATCACAAGGTCTCAGGCAATAACCGCACTAAACACCGCAGTACGAACAGATTTAGGCACAGACATATCAGCAGCGTCTACATTGGCTCAATCCGCATCCACTACCGCACAAGGCGCTGCACAGTCTGCAATATCGTTAGACTCAAGAGTTGATGATGTTGAGGATTTTGCAACCGCACAAGTGGGCGTTAACACTGGGCTAAACACATTAACAGGCGAGCTAGAAGCTAGGGCGTTTTTAAGAACATCAACGATAGAAGGTGGCGACCAAATAGTCACAGGTATCGATGTAGATGGCGTTCAGCGTTCCATTCGATTTAAAGGCGACACACTCACCTTTGCAGATACCTCCGGCGTTACTCAATTGTTTTATGCCAATGGGCGGTGGAATTTTGCCGGCGACATAAGTGCGGCAACGGGTGAATTTGGTGGTGTAATGACAGGACGCCTTGAATCACCACAGATAAACATGATCGGCACAACACATATGAAAGTCGAGTTAATGACAGGGTTTGGCTCTGAGGGCTTATGGTATTGGTTCGGACCGCGCATTCTATTAGGTGACGGACAGCCAAATTTCGCAGCACTTACTAAAGCAAACGCACTTGAATGGAAAGATGTAAGCGGCAATTCTTATTTTGGTGGAGGCTTAAGCGCGGGTGTCTTAAAGAACGCAGCGCAGTCTACGTCTAAAACATTGAATCCAAGCGTCGAGATTGGTCCGTTCAGCACTAATGGAGCCTCTAAACAAGTCAATGTTGCTATGTCATGGCGAGGTTTTACCAGTAATAACACCCAAGCTACACCTGGGGTTGTCAGTAAAGCTGCAGGCACTCTAACTCTACAAAGAAAGCTAGGCTCAGGCTCATGGACTAACCTCACATCTGTATCAATGACTACCACTAATACTACATTTAGTATGAATGAAGGTGGTGGTTTTTGGATAACTAGTATCACAGAGGACGGAGGAGATGGTGGCGTGTTCACCTTTACTGACACAAACGCTAGCACGTCTGATTTCTCATATCGTGTAGTGGTCAGCAGTCAAAGCAGATACTTCTCTGGCGCAAACATCACATTCCAAAACTTATCACTTATATCGGTGGAGGCGTAGACATGTCAGAAATCGAGTGGGAAACCCACACAGCCACAGTAGAAGATTTAGAAGGCGCTAGCACCCTAACTTACTTAGTCAACCCATCCGAAAACACAGCAGTTGTACTAGCCTCTGACGATGTAGAGCATGAACGCGCAAAAGTACTTAGACAGCGTATGTTGCTGCCTATGTTTTCACAAGTTGTCATCAAACGAACATAAACTAAAAGGCGAACAAAATGGAAATTATCATTGGAATTTTAGCGGTGGCCGCAGTTGTAGCAATAGTTCTAGTTAGACGCAATAGGCAGAAAAGAAACGCTCAGCATGGCATTGGCGGCAGCGGCGCTAGGTCTGGTTCGTCAGACAATCAAAAGAAAAAATAATAGGCAAACTTTGCCTATCGCAAGCATGGAAATCAACACTCATGCAAATTCGCGCATTAAGACTTACAGGCAAAGCAGCAGTAAACGCAGCAACAAACGAATACAAAGCAGTAGCCCTTGGCTACATCGAGCAACTAGATGCCATTGTTGCATCGTAAAAAGAGAATTTAATTATGAGTTGGACAGTAGATGCAACCGATTGGACTAGACAACTTAGTTCACCGTTACATGATGGCAATAACCCTAAATCGTTGAGGGCTTCAATAGCCGCAGCTATATCAATGAGTCTTAGTTTAACAACTGCGGGTAGACTAGGTTTCTTTATTGACTATTCAGAGTTGGAAACAGTCGGTACACATAACTTTTATGTGACT